TAAAAGTCACCTTAAACGCCGTCGCGACCTCGCCGATCACTGCAGACAGCGCCGGGAATTTCTCGCGGAAGGCGGTCAACGCCTCGCCCGCAGCGCCCGTGGCATCGGTGAAAGCGGCCTTGATCTCGTCGCGGAACACCACGAACCCGGCGACCGCCAAAGCGGCAATCGCGATCAGACCGACAGCGGGGGCGGACAGGACCGTCACCACGCCTGCGATCAACGCGGTGAGCGGTGCCACCGCCGCAACAATGCCGGTGAAAATCGTGGCAAGTTTCAGCTTCTGCGGATCGGCGGACGCCATGGCCCGCACAACTTCCGTGATTTTCTGCGCGGCCTGCGTGATTAGGTCGAGCAGTCCGGTGTCCGCGAGTGCGAGTTTCAGCCCCTCGAACGCGCTCGAGAGTTGCTTCATTTGGCCGTTGAAACCTTTGAGTCGTACCTCGGCTTGTTCCTGCGCCGAGACCTTATCTATGTTCGTAGCGAGAAGGTCGAAGCCCTCGGCCCCGACCCGAGCCGCCGCAAAGGCGGTACGCATCGCATCGGTGCCGAAAATCTCGTGAACAAAAGCGATCTTGTCGCGGTCTGGTAACTTGTTCATGGATGCAGCGATGCTGTCGATGCGCGCGGCGAAGGCATCGCCGGAGACGTCCTGCAACCCGCTCATGAGATCGAGCAGATCATCGGCCCCCGCGACGCCCTCCAGCGACGCGCGCAAGCGGTCCAGTCCCTCGGCCCGAGCGGACATGTCGAGGTCTTGCAACGCTTTGAGGTCTTCGACCACGCCGAGGCGAACCGATGCGGCAACGTCCAAGCCATTCAGGGCCTCCGACAACTCGCCAAAAACCTCACGCATAGGGCGGGTCTGCCCGTCCGCCTTGAAGAATTCCAATCCGAGCGCCCCCATGGCCCCCGCCGCCGCGTCAGTTTTTGGGACGAGCGTCTGCATAAACGTCTTGAACGACGTGCCCGCGTCCGACCCCTTGGAAAAGGCGGACGATGTGGCGGCGAGCGCGGTTGCGACGTCGCCAAACTGCACACCAATGCCGCCCGCCACACCGCCCGCCTGCCCGAGCGCGAGGCGGAAATCATCGAAACCGAATTTCGAGTTGTTGGTCGCGCCGACGATGGTATCGACCGCCCCCTCGAAATCCGATGCCTGCATCTGAAATTGAGCCATCGCGTCGGTCGCCAAATCGGCGGCACCGGACAGGCTCGACCCCGTCGCGGCGGCAAGGTTGAGCGACCCGTCGATGGCCCCGCCGAGAATCTGTTCGGCGGTGAGGCCGTTTTTCGCGAGCATTTCCATGCCCTCCGCCGCCTCGGACGCGGAAAACTGCGTCGTCTCGCCCAACGCCTTCGCCTTGTCCCGCATAGCGTCGAGCATTTTACCCGTCGCCTGGGTGACTCCCCCGACTCGGTTCATGGCGGCTTCAAAATCCCCCGCCGTGCGCACGATATCCGCACCGAACAGTCCCGCCCCGATACTGATACCGGAAAGCGGGGCCATGGCGTTCTGGATGCCCTTAACCGCTTTACGCACTCCGCCCTTGACGTTGCCGAGGGCGGCATCGAAGGCGGCGGTATTGGCGGACAGGTTCACGCGCAGGGAACCGATTACGGCTTGTGACAAGTTAGGCTCCTTTCAACGCGGCGAGGGATTCAGGGGGTGCGCCCCAGGCGGCCGCCAATTCGTGACCGGCGGCGGTCAAATCCCTCCGGGCTTTCTTGGCCGACGGTTTACGCCGCCCGGTGATTGTGTCGTGGTCCGGCATCTTTTTGGCCCGTGAAAGGGCCGCGACGTGCCAGGCTTGCGAGCGGGATAGCGTGACCTCGCGCTCCATGCGGTCTTGCGCTCCGAGCATCCGCACGCCTAGCGCGCGAGGGGTCAGGGACCAGAACCCCGCCGGGTCAAACCCGGCGGCGACGTATTCGCGCTCTATTTCCGCCCAGGACGGGCGGGGGGCTTTCCCGCGGGTTTCGCGCCCTCGCCGCCCTCCGCCGTCGGGAACGCGGCCTGCATCGCACGCGTGACCGCCGCGACCCCTTCGGTAAGCGAAACTACCGAGCCGACCGCGCGCTCGTCGGGAAACTCCTCCGCGTGGTGTTCCTGCAAAGCGCAGAACAACAGCGCGCGGATATCCGACATGCGCGGCTTTTCGAGCCGGGACTCGACCTCGTCCATGCCGCCGAACCGCTCCTCGATCTCGCAGAGCGCGTTCAGGGTCATGGCGAGGGTGTAAGTCTTGCCCGCGACCTCTAAGGCGGCGTGGCCCTTCGCTGCGTTCGCCATCAGGTAGACGCTACAAGAGTCAGCGGCCCGGTCTGCTTGACCGTCACGCTAAGCGACATCTTTTCGTCCGGCGAAATATCGCCCGGCGACCACTCGGTGAACAGCCCTTGAAATTGCAGCTTCGAGCCATCGGGCAAAGAAATCTCGCAATACTCGGGATCATCGCCGTCCAACTTCGCGAACAGCGCGGCGCTTTCCGCCTCTGTGTAGTTGAGTTCGAGAGACGCGTCGCCGCCGTCTTTCATCCCCGTGATGTACTCCATGTACTTGTTTGGGGATTTCAGGTGGGTGGCGTCGACGAGGTTTCGCGTCGTGCCGGGTGGCGTGATCGAAACCACTTCCGCGAGGGGTGTAACCGTCGTGAAGGTGTCGTCCGTTGCGATCCCGAAGCTGGAATCGTAGCCAATGCGTGCAGCGGTCATGGGAGGCTCCTGTGAAAAAACGTGAAGTCGATGGAAACAGCGTGGGTGCGCGAGGCGGCATCCGACCCGCTGGCCGGGTCGAACAGGTCGCGCCGCCCGTCGATGAAGACGCCCTGAAAATGGGTGTCGCCCTGAACAACCCGCGCCCCATTGAGTGCAGCATCCAGAGCATCGGCCAGCGCCTGTGCGGTGGCGTATCGTGTGGCAATGCAATCGACCTGCATGCGCGAGCGCATCAACCCGCTGGGGCCTTTCAGCGTGTAGTCCGGCAACCCCGAAATCCGGTGATAGACAAGGGCGGGCAAGCCGCCACGCTGGGGGCGACGGGCGGGGAATGTCCCCACGCCCCCGGCGGCGACAAGGAGGGCGCAGAAATCGCGGATCATCGGGCGGTCGCCTTGGCGGCGCGGGCAATGGCCTTGTCGAGTTCGCCTGTGATTTCTGCGACAACGCGGTCGCGGGTCGCGTCCTGTCCGGCATCCCATGCAGGGCGCACATAGGGTTGCGGCCCGTGGTTTTCGTTGCCGAATTCCTGCTGTGTTGCTTGCGCCAATCGGCCCGGCCCGACGAACGCCTCGGCAAAATGCGAGGGGTTCGCGCGGTTCGCTTCACGTGCCGCCGCGCCCGCCGCCTGTCGATCCGCCCCGGCGCGCATCGCCTCGGCAAACGCCTGTTTTCCGGCGGACTTGTGATTATGGGGCTTGCGAGTCGAGGACGCGATGCTGCGCTTGAGATCGCCATCGTCTTCGGGCGCGCGATCCGCCATGTCCTCGGCCAGCGGCACGCCGCCCTTTTGCAAGCCGCGTTTGAGGACGTTGCGACCCGTCGCCCGCGTCAGGGTGGCGAGATTTATTTCAAGCTCGCGCAGGCCATCGATGGTGACGGTTCTAGTCATCGGCCCTCGCAATCCCGTCGATCTCAAACCCCTTGCGGCGCTGGATTTCGCGAACGCCGGTGATGTCGTATTCGCGCCCATCCATCGTCATGCGGTCTTTTGCGGTCGGGGCATCGGCGCGGTGGCGGATGCGCACGCGGATATCGACGGTAGCGACGCGGGCCTCGTCGCCATCTGCCGCTTCGACCGCGCGGGGTTCGAATTTGCTGGCCGCGACGGTGTAGAGCGGCGACCAGGCATCGAGCGGCTCGCCATAATCGTCATCATCCGCCGTCTGGCGCAGGATGGTCACTTGCCGATCAAGTTTGCCCGCGCGGATCATGCGAACTGTCCCCGGCGAAACGGGGCGAGCAGGCGCTCGACACCCATGGGCAGGCTGGCGGCGGAATGGGCGCCGATGACCGTGCCCTCGCGGTGCTCGTAGAAATCGCCGACCATCAGGGCGATGGCTTGCATCAGCGGGCCGGGGATTTCGTTGGCGCTCGCATAGCCCGCCGTGTAGGTGATGAGCACCGATCCGGCCTCGCGGTATGGCGTTGGCCAATCGGCACCGGGGCGAGCGAGTAGGAGGGCCGGGTCGACTCCCGTCTCGACGCGATAGGCGCCTGCGTCAAGGGTCGCCTCGACATCCTCCGCATCGCGCCAGACCACCGACACGATGTCGGCGACGGGGCCGAGGGGCAGCGCGATCTTGCGCGGCAGGCGGTCGAGGGACAGCACCCAGTCTGCCGACATCAGCGCGATGCCGATGCCGTCCGGTCCCTCGACCGCATCGACCGCCCGGCGGATGCATTCGGTCAGGATCGTGTCATCCGCCGTGTCGTCGGCGGCAAGGCGCAGATGATCCTTTGCCGCCGCGAGCGGGAAGACATCAAGCCCGCTGGTGCGGCGGGATACGCGATGCAGGACGGTCCACATGGGTTAGCGCTTCCGGGCTGCGACCCGAGCCGCTGTTTCGGGGGCACCCGACGAGGCGGTCGCTTCCGCTTCCGCCGCCTTTGCAGCCTCCGCTTCCGCTGCCTTTGCGGCCTCCGCTTCCGCTGCCGTTAGTTCC